GAAGCTACCTTTCCAGCAACAAGCGGAAAGGCAACGCCAATAGCAGTCTCACCAAGTCCTTCTGCGGTTCGCCGAGCGGCAATCTCTTCTGGATCAATCGGCTGACCAGTTGCAAACCGAAACAAAACATCTTGAATGGCACCAGCGGTCTGCCCAGCCGCAGCGGTTATTCCAGACAACTCGGCAACCTTAGCCAAAGATCCTGCTGGAGTTGGCGTTCTTGCGATTCCAGCAGCAATGCTAGTTGCTACCTCTGGAACCCTTCCAGAAAGCTCAACAATATCGCCAAGATCAAGACCAGCCGGATTATCAATAACGTAACGGTCCTTTACGTTTGGACTATCGGGAGATCCGGCAGGGACAAGATTACGGCCTTCGGTAAGGGGAATCCAATTTCCCTTTCCGTAAAGCATATCGTAATAGTTGCGCTTAGATTCTTGGGTTGATGCAAAACTAGCTTTAAACCGTTCATCTAGCGGAGCATACTGCTCGCTTGGCGGCATAACTGGCTTGTTGAGACCAGCCTCAAGCTGCATATTACGAGCAGAAGCCTGAGCCATTTGTTCTGGCGTTCCAGCAACAATCTCAGGAGTTGGCATCTTGGTTTTCGCCACTTCATACAAACGCCTTGCTGATTTGTCGTCGCCCGCCTTTTCAGCATTGCGAGCAGCCTCCATGTAATCAAAGTACGTTAGCATTTTTATCGAGTAGTTGATCGGAACCCACGATTGCGCCCAAGAAATCTATTGGCAAGAGCTGCATCATCTTCGGATTCTGGAGCAATTGATTCAGCGGTCTGTGGATTTGCAGAACGATTTCCACGAAGTTTCATCAGGGTGTCGCGAAGCTTAATTAGCCTGTCCTGAAGTTCCCTCTCTGGCAGTTCTGGCTTAAGTTGAACAATTACAGATGACAATGCCTGACGCTCTCCCTCGGTGAGATTGCCAAATCCGGTAGATCCAGTTGGGGATTGAGCCTTTAATGCTTCAATTTCATCAATCGCAACGCCAGCATTAATTGACTCAATAAGCGAAGACAAATTTGACGTTTTAGAACCAGCCATTCCAACTGAAGCGACGCGAGTAGCTTGATTAACAAACGGAATGCCTTCAAATGGTCCACCAGCTCCGCCCCTTGAAAGCCTAATAGCTTGGTCAATGTTACCAAGTGTTGCATCAAGCTTGATTTGCTGGGCGCGAACACGTTCATCCAAAGCACGCTGCTTTTCCTCTTTAGCAGTCATTTTCTCTTCAGCGGCAATAGCAGCAGGACCGCCGGGAATTTCGCGCATAGTTGTGTTTCCGAAATCAGAAGAAGTGTACTCAAATCCAGCAGGAGGCGTTGGGCGTGGATCTTTAACTTGGCCCATCTTTTGGGCCTCTAAAGTAGATTCAACATCAAGCTTGGTACCCTGAGCAGCAGCTAGTTCAATTTGGGCCCTTCTATAATCGCGATCTAGCTTGGCTTGTTCATAACGAGCAACGGCTTCTGGATCCGAAGCAGCAATCTTAACCTGCAAAGCAGTAGGATCAGAAGTAGAGAGAAGGTCGTTAACGGTTTTGCTAATTTGTTTTTCGCGTTCCTTGTCGGCCTTTGCATCACGATTTGCTTGCGCCGCCTGCGTAAAGTTAATAAATGACATTACGCCATTGGAGCCAATGCTGCGAGTAGCTGCTTCTGCGGCATTTTCATCAAAGTTCCCATCTTGATCTGCAAATACAGAATAGGTAGTTGGATCTTTCTTAAAGTTGGTTTTGAGAAAACTAATGGTATTTGCAATGTTTTGCTCCTCCTCCTTTTTCTTTTTATAGTCGCGAATAGCATTGCCAGCAGCCTGCCCAAGACTTGCGATACCTTGTGCAATTGATTGACCGCCAGCAATAGCCCCCTGCATATAGGGGGTGTAGTCGATGCGCCCAAGACTTGGGTTAATACCTGTACCGAAGCGTGCCATAAATTATAGGGATTTGATGCGGCTATCCATCCACTTGCGGATGAGGTTTTTGATGCGCGGCTTGTCGCTGATCCAATCAGCAAAGCGTTCGCCATACTTCTCGTATAGCTTAAGAAACCACTTAGGAGCCTTAGTGTACAACCACTCGCGGAATGCCAGCCACATCGGATTAAACTCGCCATATACTTCGCGAGCCACCCAGCAGACGGGAGCAACCTTTCCGGGAGTTGGCACAAACTTACTAGCAATATCACCAACTGCTCCAATTGTAGCACCAGCAATTGCGCTCTTAGCGGCAGTTTGAGCACCGTAAGTAGCAGCCTGATAGTTTCCAAGATTAGCTTGGTTTTGAAGCGCAAGGTTGACACCAGCATTGGGATCAAACACCTGCCCTCCCATTGTTTGCATCATGTTATTAACCAAGCCCTGCTGACCCTGACCCACACCAAGCGCACCAGACGGACGACCCAGCACCGTAGCCATAGGATCAAACGCCGCTCCATACATTCCTACAAGGTTCTGCTGGTAGGCGCGATTTGCCGTCAATTCATTCTGACGAGCCTGACCGAGAAGGCCAAGATTGGCAATGCCCTGTTGCTGCTGGGAGGCTTGGAAAGCGCGGTTGGCTTGCGCTAGGTTCGCCATCATCTCCTGATTGGTAAGACCAACCTGAGTCTGCGTAGCTTGATTAGCTAGGGCAGTACGCATCGCGGATTCCAAGTTTGCCTGACCAGCGACGTTAGCAGCCTGAGCACCAAACTGTGAGGCTTGGTTAAAGGCATCTAGGTTTGCCATTCCAAACTGATTCTGGGCGGCTTGGTTAGCCATAGCAAAACGAGCCTGCTGTTCAGCGTTAGCCATAGCAGCAGCATTCTGAGCAGTAGCACCAAACTGTCGCGCCTGATTAAAAGCAGCTTGGTTGGCAGCATTGGCCTGCATCTGGGCCTGCTGGTTAGCCATCTGGAACTGAGAAGCAAGCTGGGCGTTACCCTGAGAAGCAGCATTCTGTGCGGCAGCAGCAAACTGATTTGCTTGGTTCTGCGCAGAAGCACCAAATTGAGCCGCCTCATTGGCAGACATTGCCCCAAACTGGGAAGCCTGATTAATAGCCTGTTGATCGGCCAACGACATCTGAGCACCAGTTGCTTGATTAGAAAGAGCCGCACGAAGGGCAGCATCTTGATTCATCTGCGAACGACCAATATCCTGACCATACACACCCGTAGCAAATCCACGGCTAGCATTGAGGTCGGCCAAATAAGCCTGATTGAGCGCAGCAGCCTGTTGAAGAGCTTGAGCTTGGCGTTGGCCCACAGCTTCAGTACGAGCCATAGCTTCAGCAGCAATAGCTGGATTGCTCATTTCTAGACCACGGGCAGTATACGCCTCGCGGGTAGCTTGCTGAGCATTGCGAATATCTTCAGCGGTAAGCTGCCCCGTAGCCAATGCCATTTCAGCAGCACGACGACGGAACGTAGCGGAGGCTTCGGTAGGGGCAGCTTCTACAGCCTGTCCATAAAGCTGTTGCCCAAGTGCTCCCTGACCAATCGTCTGGGCAGCAACATCGGCAACGCGCTGGGCGCGGGCAGCATCATAACCCTGAGCCGTATAACCCTGAGCGTTATAGCCTTGGGCCTGAATCGTTGGTGCAGCACCAAGCATAGCAGCCTGCATGGTGGCGGCGTCATATCCTTGAGCTGCAACCGTTGGGGCACTACCAAGAAGATTGGCCTGACCTTGAGCAGCCGTATACCCCTGAGCCTGCATGGTGGGGGCAGCACCAATAAGAGAGGCTTGCGCTGGCGTGATGTTTACATCACCAAAAATGCGTGTATTGCTAAGAGCCGTTTGAAGGTCTTTATAAGAATCCCTCTCTCCTCCCATTGCTCGCGCAGCCTCAAGCTGAGCAAACATCTGGGGATTAGCCTGCATGAGCGCAGATAGGTAACCCCCGCTCTGGCTCTGAAGGGCGCGAATGTCTGCATCGCGCTGAAGTCGATCAGCCGTTTCCTGAGCCTTTACAAGGCTTGGAGTAACCTGACTAAGAATATCAATAGCACCAGCCTGTCCCGGCTGCCCCTCTTTGCCCGGAACGCCACGAAGATACTGCTCCATCTCTTGAAGATTGAGCTGCGTATACTGCGGACGAAACTGCTGTTCTGCTCCAAGCAGCTTCTCTTGCAAAGCCGGATCGGCCATTGCATTGATGTAATCAAGTGCTGATTTGCCCGGGTCAACAGGAGCTGGAGCTGGAGGCGGGGCTGCTACTGAAAATTTACTCATAAATTAAAGTGATTTCATCTGAGAAAACCGTCTAAATGTGGAAGCATTATACACTCTAAACTTACTCTCCTTACAGTTGTTACGTCGCCAAGCGACATAGGGCAAATTATAGGGGTCTTGGTCTAAAAACCACTTAAAGCAATTATCCCCCACAACACAATGAATGTACCAGCAATCAGGGTTTGGGTGGTCCCAAGTTAAATCCTGTTTTTCGGCCTCAATTGGCCGAGCCATGATGAACTTATCTGGGTAGCTAATTACAAATCCGTTGGTTAAATACCAACTCAACTCTTGTTCAAAATTAAGGCCAAGTTCTGTGAACATTCTCTTAGCCTCATAGATAGGCTTCATTACGATGCTTCAGTAACAGAGCGGAACGCTTGATAGGCTTCTAGTTTCACCATACGAAGCTTAGGACGGCCCTTGGTGGGGACAAACTTTAGCTGCATCCCGTAGGCGCGGATGTTGCCAATACGGCCACGGACAGAGCTATCCTCGCCAATAGGCAGGTCTTCCTCAAGGCTTTCAGCCAATGAGTACATCGGGGCTTCTTTGTCGATGTTCTCGGAAATCATAGTGATGTCCGCATCGCTAGGCTCATACTCAGAGCTTTCAACGTGAACCTCGTAGGAATTGAAGCTCTTGCGGCCAACGTCGTCAAAGACATACTGGCGGGTAAGCACCTCTGCCTCAATGGGGTAGGGGATGGAGTTGGTGCCGGGGGCCGTGTAGATGTAGTCGAATCCATCCACGCGCTCGTCAATAACGTGGACTCCACCAAAGCTATTGATGGCGTACAGCTTGTTGATGCCGCCAGCCCCAGACACGATAAAGTTGCTGATGTCCCAGCCCTGCTGGTCGATAAGGTCCAAGCTTTCCCAGCCCTGATTCAACAGGTTGTAGACGAGGATGGCATTGTTGCGCGGACTATTATCTAGCGGTACTGCAATCCAATAACGATTGTCGTGATAGACCGCTACAGCGTTGTGGGCATAGTCTGGATTGATCCGCTTGATGAGCGGGTTAATCGGGTCAGACAGGGGTAGCCCCGCGCCACGAAGGTTGTACAAGTCTTGGAAGGACGTGGAGTAGACGCCGTTGTCGGACAGGAAGAAGATGCGGTCGCCAATCGTAACCACACTCTTCTGCGCCACCAACCCAGCCTCGCGGGTAATTTCCTTCAAAGAAATATCCGCAATGGATCCGCTCAGCCCGAGCATTAGATGGATCGAATTGCGGTTGAAGATAACAGCGTTATCCTCAGTAAATGGGTGAACATACTGGAGATAGTCCGCAATCCCAGCCGTAACCTTTAGCTGGTTCTGGATGCGGTCATAGGTGTTAGAGTCAAATACGTCTGACAGCAAAATCTCGTCTTTGACGTTGCGGCTAGTGATGGTTTCGCTGCCGCTGCTTCCCGTAGTCGTGTAGAAATAGGGGACGATAAGACGCCGCTGGTGGTAGACACCCCACGCAGGCGCAGGCATATGCGTGAAGCCAAGCTGGGACGGCTGCTTCTTGGCGTACACAACAGACGTAGCAGCAGAATCAGGCAGTTCTGCGTAGAAGGTAAAGCTACCTGTGCCGGGAACCGTAGCTACAACGTAGCCCTCTCCGGCCTCAACCAAGTTGGTGCTACCGTTATCAATAACGTAAATGCGATCTCCAACGAACAAGCCGTGGCTGCTCTGGGTTACGGTAACAACGCCATCCGTGATAGCCGTGTTGTTCGACGCATCGTAGTAGGTGGTTGCGCCGTAGTCTCCATTAGCCACCTTCGTGAAGGCTGGCGTGCCGCTAAAGCTGCCATTCCATTCCAGAGCCGTAGCCCCGTCGCGGAATATGAAAACCTTGTTGAAGGTTTGCAACATATTCACGCTGCTGTTGACGATAACTCCAGAAGGGTAGGCAATCGTCGTCGTTGCCTTGGTCGCCATGTTGATGGCAACCGCGCTGGAGTACTGGGCAATGATGATGTACTCGTCGTTGTTCGACGCGGGATTTGAAAACAGGCATGAGCCAAACGCTCCATTAGATTCAGCCGTTCCTACAATGCCACCACCAGCCTTGGACGTACCGCTAACTGAGTAGGTTTCGCTGCCCGATCCGGCGGAAAGCGTGTAGGTAAAGGTGTTAAGCCCCGTAACCGTAATGGTCTTGTTGCCATTGGGGTTAACGGTACCGGGACTAACGTCCACAATAGCCACTACATAGGACGACGAGAAGCCATGATTGCTAGACGTAGTGATGGTTACAGTCGTTCCGCTACGGGTGGCCGAGCTAATAACTACTTGCGGCCACAGATAGAAAGGCAACGTGAGCGTGTCGTCTACAGTTCCAATAACGGGACCAAACGTATCTACGCCGGGACGCACCTGCCACGTCCCATCCACGTTCATCCGTCCATTGACGGACATAGCAAGCTCCCCGGCCTGCAATTGGTCAGGAC